AAAATGGAGTAATGCTGTAATTGAAATAGAAAAGAAACGAATTATTGAAAGAAGTGGTTGTTCTTATTTAGAAGAATTAGTTACTTGCATTCATATAATTCAACTCAAATTATTGACCGCAATGAGAGTAGGACAAAAACAGAAAAAAATAGATATTAATATTCCAAAATTAGATGATTTCATTCATAGATGTTACATCAATGTAGCCAGAAAAGTATATAAAAATGTTTATTTATTCGAATTAAAATGTAAACCATTGGAAATTCAAAAACATAACCGAGAATTAGAAATTATAGTTCAAGAATGTATATTAAATGCTGTTAGAGATAGTATTCCAGTTGAAAGCATTTTGAGAGCATATATGGACGAAACTACTGAAGAAGATGTTGTTGAAGAAATTAAAGAACAAGTAATTGAAAATCCTAAGAAAGTGGAAGAAAAACAAGAAATATTTGAAGGCATCAAGTTTAATGATGTTGATAAAGTTTTGAATAAAAATGGTAAAGAAGAATTAGTTGAAGCGCCGAAAACAATTGAAAGATTAGAAGAAATTAGCGCATTAAGAAATATGCAAAGAAAGATGGCGGAAGAAGAAGATGAAGAAAAGTTGAAAATATCTAATGAAGAAGTGTCGCTCGATATATTAGACGTTCATAATATAAATCCCCCTGAAATTAAATTAAATAATGATATAGTTTTAGAGGATATAGAAGTTTTAGCGTAATAAATGCGTTAAAGATTGAGTAGAAAACTAACAAGATATTATATTATAAAATGGATAATATCTTTTTAGTAGCTGGAGTTATATCTGTTATTTTTTTAATTGGTAAGTTTCTAGAAATGAGATATGTTGATAAAGAACCAAAACCGCTCAAATTGCTTGTTAGAGACACTTTGTTAGTTTATGTTAGCATCATTTTTGGTAATTTTATTGTAGAACAATTGAATCCAGTAATAAACGAAATTGATGTTCCATCAGCACCATTAGCATTCACTGATAATCCACCATTTTAAATTGTTCACCTTCCGGTCCATACTTTAACAAATGGTCTATGTATATTTTTGGATTTGAAATCGTTATTATAATGTTCGTAGTTGTAGGCAAAAGCATTTGGAGATGCCATTATATCACCAAATAAGGATTTGACATTTAATAGATTTGGATATTCTTCGCAAAAAAGTAGTCCTAAAATGCGTTCTAACGAACATCTATCAGTTCTACATTTAATTGCTGGTATCATATTTGTTAGTTTATATTTATTTTCTAATCGTTCTAGAAATGATAATTTGATATAACATTGACCTCCAAAACATAAATTAAACTTGTCATCATTATTGAATCCTAATGAGTTTACTACTTCATTAGAATTATTTATTTTTTTTAATAACTTATGATTGTTTTTCAATGTTGACGCAATTCTTAAAATATTTGTTTTGTTTTCTTGGTCGTATTTATGATGCCAAAGAGGCATAACTGGTGTGGAAAAGTATTCAAATGCTATTTTTTTATGTATAAATAAACTATCATGAATTATAACAGCATTTGGAAACCATTTATGTTTTAAATAATAAATGTATGGCAAGAGTTCACCTCTTTTGGGATATTCTGATTGGATTATTGTTGTATTGGCATAATCAAAATCAGCTTTTACAAAATCATAATTACTATTATCATCGATTATAACAATTCGTCTCAATGGATAAAAAGACCTAATCAGTTTTACACATTGATTCCAATATTTGTTAGTTGTTTCTGAATTAACATGACGAGTAATAATAAACCCATAATTAGACATAATAATATGAAATAATACAATATAAAAATATTTTATTATTCAATTGATATTTTATTAATTATCACATTTTTTCTGGTAATTCATCAATATTTATTATTGTTTCTGTTTTTGGTATATTTTTGTTAGTTATAATATATTTCCTAAACTCTGGACGTTCCAATTGTGCTTGTGGTGTATGATTATGCACGAATCTAGCAATCATTTTATATAATTTGAAATCCGGATAGCGTTCAACTCCATTATTTTTATACAAAATATTTACACCATTATCGTCTATACACCATTCATTTATAATTCTGACAAGCGAATTAGTTTCTGTTAATGTTTTAAGATTTTGAAAATTATCAACAACATAATCAAAAACAGAACACGCTAATCTACATAAATCAAAACTGAAATTCGGTTCTAAACGTGGTTTTTTATCATTAAAAAATGGTTCAGTATTATATTGAGTTGCCGCATCACCTCCAGTTTGAAAACTATCACTACAAAAAATCTTATCATTATATTTATAAATTGCTCTTCCAAAATCTATTATTTTAAATATTCTTCCAAATGTTGGCACTTTATATGTCTTCTTTTTATAAACATAATAAATGAACTTTTTGTTAGTTGTTATATACATTATATTATTCGTATGTAAATCATTATGTGTGAATGAAAATGTTTTTTGATATGTTATTAGTGTCATTATAACTTGCATTAGAGCAGAAAACCATTGTTCTTCAGTCATATCATCTTCCATTATCAATTTATCAAGTGTTGCTTCACATTGTTCTAGACATATTAATTGAATTGGAAACTTAGGTATTGTTAGCATAACAACGTCATCGTCATCATAGTATGTATCAAAAGAACTAGTATCACTATTTATATCTGTATCTTTATCATCATTAATATCTTTCATATCTTTATCTGTTAGTTCATCATTATCATTATCATTATCATCAATATCATCATAATCATTATCGTTTGTATGTGAAGACCTTGAAGAACAACTAGATGATGATTTTAATGTTTCAGATTTTGTTTCTTCTGATAAATCAAAAAAATTGGAATCAGTTATGTCTTCTAAACTAACAAAATTATTATTATCAGAATTGTTATCAAAAATGTTTTCAAACATGTCTTGATTTATAGAAGCAACGGAAGTAATTGATTTCAAACTGGTAGAAATATTAATTGGTTTTAATACCTTTGTTGTGTTAGTATCTTCAATTAAATGTGAGTAATCTTCAACTTTGAATAAAATGTTTTTTTGACTATTGAAAAAACTAGATTGAACCAAATAATCTAAATCATCAATTATATTTATTTTATAATCATTTTTTATAGCTAAAAATGATCCATAATAATCCAATCCATGAATGAAATTATGTTGATTTAATAATGTGCTTGTTAAAAATGAAAAAAAACCATCTACATAAGATGAATTATTAATATCAGCAATTTTTGGATGCACTTTATTACTCTTATCAAATGAAGGTAGATTAAATAATGTGGGGTCATTATGATTATATTTGCCTATCAAATATTTACATGGGTCTAATAGTGGCGCCATCTTAATAAAAACTTTACATGTTTCTTCGTCTTCGGACATATGGATGTTTTTAAGTTTTCCTAAAATATGTTTATCTTTGGTTTCCTTAATATCTGAAAGATATAATTTATGATTTAAATTGATTGAGTTCCAATTTGTAGCATTCAATGAAAAAAAACGGTCGTAAATTGGTATATAATTTTGTACTTTTGTTATAGCAATATTTTTGTTAGTTTGAAGTTTGCTAAATAAGTTGATGTTCTTCCGCTTTTGATAATTTATAGAAATCGTCATTAGCAATTAAATATATAAATTAAACTGATTTTTTCCGTAAAATATGCGTAAAATGCTTTAAAAAATATATATTTGTTTTATATATGAATCTAGAGTTAAAGCGATTCGATATGAAAACGATTAGTTTTAAGCCAAATGAATCTAAAGGTCCGGTAATTGTGCTAATTGGAAGGCGTGACACTGGTAAATCATTTTTAGTTCGTGATTTATTATATTATCATCAAGATATACCTATTGGAACTGTTATATCCGGCACTGAAGAAGGTAACGGATTTTACGGAAAAATGGTACCGAAATTATTCATACATAACGAGTATAATACAGCAATAGTGGAAAATATTTTGAAACGGCAAAGAGGTGTATTGAAGCAAATTAAAAAAGAAATGGAAGCATTCAAAAGAAGCACAATTGATCCTAGAACTTTTGTTATTTTAGATGACTGCTTATATGATAACACTTGGGCTCGTGATAAAATGATGAGATTACTTTTCATGAACGGTAAAATGTATGCCGTAGTTATTCCAAAAGAATAGCTAGTGTATTGACTTTAGTTAATATGCAACACGTCCAAATTGCGGGAAAATCTTGTTAGGTTTATGCTACTAAATCAATATAGAAATATATTGATGGATTATGTTAATCGCATAATGTATAGTAAAAACGCATAAAATAAAGACAATCCGCAGCAAGTCATCTAAGTCCGTTATGGTTAGGATATGATGATTGTTCAACGACTAAATGCTCGTGGGGTTGAGTAATTAACCAATTACAATGATGCCTTAAAATATAGTCTAGTCCCATTCGAGAGAATGTTGCTTTAAAGCAAGTTTAATGATTTTAGAAGGAAATGTCTAAATAAAAACGGTATTCTACGAGACACTGGAAAGTAATGTTACTCATCACTATGCAATATCCATTAGGTATACCACCAACACTCAGAACTAACATTGATTATGTATTTATTTTAAGAGAACCTTATATCGCAAATCGAAAGCGTATTTATGAAAATTACGCTGGCATGTTTCCAACATTTGAATCATTCTGTCAAGTGATGGATCAATGTACTGAAAATTTTGAATGCCTAGTTATAAATAATAACGCCAAATCGAATAAACTACAAGACCAAGTATTTTGGTATAAAGCTGACGCACATAACGATTTCAGATTAGGTTCTAAGGAGTTCTGGGAATTATCCAAACAAATCAATGACGATGATGATGATGGAGAACAATATGACCCAAATAATGTGAAGAAACGAGGTCAAGGACCTAAAATTGCTGTGAAGAAAAGCAAATGGTAAATTATGAAATTGAATGATAAATATTATCTAATTTTTTATGCATAATATAACAAATTAGTATTTAAAAACAAGCATTCATATTTAACATATGTATTCCTTTTTTGAAAATATAACAAATATTGAAGATATCTTGAATTGCAATAATTTTATTGATAAGATGAACGCTACTATTTTTGTTAGTGTGCCAGATAAATTATTTGTGAAAGACATTTTATCAGATTATTATACTAACAAAGTTAAAATATATATTGATAGAAATGTATATTATAATATAAAAACCAAAAGTCTTTATTTATATGATGGCACAATTAGCAGTAAAATAGTTAAACATAAATATGTTGATAATTATCAAATAACACAAACAAAAAGTGGTTCTATTTATGTCACAATGTGTCCTACTTATTTTCGTACTTGATATACACTATATATAATAAACCAGCAAATAATATTAAAGTTGGTCCATAAATCTCTGGCGCATTATTAGCAAAACCATATATAAGTAATAATATTTGTGCCATCACGTTACCTAACAAATAAGGCCAATTGAAACTAGTTGTATTCTGTGTTTTATATATATTTATAACTAACATATAAAATGCTCCCACATTAAACATTAAAGATGTTGTTGCTAAGATACTATATTTACCCATTTAATCTATTATTTATTTAGATAATAAATTAAATATACATCGGCCATCAATTATACATCGGTCGGTCATCAATTATACAATTGCTTAATTCTTAGCAAAAGGTCCGGATTTTAATTGACTCTGTCCATAATCCGTCTTTCCAACAACAATATTATCGCCGTCAAATAATTCACTTCTAATATCCGCAACAGATATAGTTTCCGGTTCTCTATTACTAAACGTGTTTTCAACTGTAGTATTTCCCACACCAACTAAGTTACCTTCTTCATCAATATCTTGTGTAACTTTGTTACCATATTTATCAGCATTTTTCTTATTATCTTCAATCGCCTTTTGTTTAGTCTCTTTTACACGTTGTTCAAAAGCCGCTTTAGCAACTTCTTCATTCTTCTTCTTTTCATGTGCCAATTGATTCAATTCTTCTTCCATATATTCTACACGACCAGTCTTATATGCTTCTGGTTCCCAAGGCAACCATATACCTACTGGACCCACAAAAACATCAAAACTTGGATCAACTTCTCGCAACATTTTAGCGCGTAATTCGGCTTCTTCTTGTGTTGGATAATTACCACCGGATTTAAATCCTCTAACAGATGTTTGGAAGTTATGTTTAATATTGAACTTCTTTTCTAAATCATCTTCTTCTCTATCTAAGAAATTTTTGTAATCATTTTCAATGGATGAACTAACAATTAATTCACGCTCTTCTTTAACGAATGATTCAAAATCCTTAATAATTTCTTCAAAATGTAACTTGTATTTAAATGATAAAAAATTCAAAAATTGATGAAACTTTTCCATTGATTTATTCATTTCCCATTGCTTCAAAAACTCTTCAAAATAATACATTTCACGTTGTTTTAGGATTTTATCTGGAGAAATAAATGAAAAGCAACCATATGTTTGCCCTGCGATTGGTTTATCAGCTTTCAACAAATCAACATACTTTGGATTTGGAGTGCCATCCTTTTTAAGTTTTCTTTCAAAACCTCTTTTTTTATTCATTGATATATTTAGTAAAATGTTGGGTTTAAGTTTTAATTTGCCAAAATATATATTTTTTTCTTTTTAAATTATATAATATGAATGGTATGTTTGATGTTACCGAACTTATTAAGCGTGTTGTCAAGTATTTGATTGAAGGTTTAATGGTGGCAATTGCCGCATTTGCTATTCCAAAACGCTCGTTAAACCTTGAGGAAATTGCATTGCTTGCTTTAACTGCTGCCGCTACATTTGCTATTTTAGATACCTATATTCCATCTATGGGTGTTTCAGCTAGAAACGGAACTGGTCTAGGTATTGGATTAAAATTATCTGGAATTGGATTATAATATATAACTAACAACTAACAAATAATAACTAATATATTTTAATTGATTAATATATATTAGATATGAATTT